TGAGAAAAAAATTTGAACTAGGTGGATTAACAAAAGCACAAAAAACTTTACCACCAAAATTACAAGCTCTTATTCAAAAGAAGAAAAAGAAAAAAGAAACTAAACCATCTATGATGATGATGGCAATGAAGGGGAAAAGATAATGACTGATTGGATTTCTAAAAAAGATTCAGAAGATAAAAAAACTTGGATTACTAAAAAAGATTCAGAAGATAAAAAAAGTTGGATTACTAAAAAAGATTCAGAAGATAAAAAAAGTTGGATTACTAAAAAAGATTCAGAAGAGATTCAAGATAGAGCAAGAGTAAATAAAAAAAGTGGTGGATTGGTAAGATCAGGTAAACCCAAAATAGCTAAAAAAGGTTGGAGATAATGTCTAAATTTTATAAAAATTTTGAATATGTAAAAAAAGGTCCTAGCGAAACTAAAAAAACATTTATAGTTGATCCTAAAGAAGGCGTTAAAACTATAAGTGATTATGCAAAGGATAAAGACTTTCCTGCTAAAGTAATAAGAACTTTAAATTCAAAAGGTGGATCAACTTCTAAATATCATACAACTAAAGAAGGTAAAAAAGCTAAAAAAGGTTTATGGTATAATATTGCTATGAAAAGAAAACGTGGTGAGAAGATGAGAAAAAAAGGTGCTAAAGGTGCACCTACAGAAGCTGCAATTAAAAAATCACAAGCGTAATGTTTAGAAAAAGATTTCAAAAAGGAACAGAAAAAATTTACGATCAGTTAGAATCTAAAGTACCTTATCCACATGGTCAAAGAGTTGAATTAGCTAGAGGAAGTAAATCTCCTGCATGGCAAAGAAAAGAAGGTAAGTCTGCTTCCGGAGGCCTGAACCGTAAAGGCATTGCATCTTATAGAGCAGCTAATCCTGGATCAAAATTATCAATGGCAGTAACTACTAAACCATCTAAATTAAAAAAAGGTTCTAAAGCTGCTAACAGAAGAAAATCATTTTGTGCTAGAATGAAGGGTATGAAGAAGAGATTAACTTCAGCTAAAACAGCCAGGGATCCGGATTCAAGAATCAATAAGTCACTTAGAAAGTGGAATTGCTAATGTTTGATAAAGTAATGTACAAGATTTTAGGTAAACTTGACTTCTTATTTGAGGTTGCTATACCTAGTATATATGAGAGACTCAAAAAAATTAGAATCTTTTCTAAAAGAAAAAGAAATAAAAGATAAACAACAAAGTCTATTTACGAATCTTCGTAAAGAGGTTGAGACCGGTGCGAATGGCACTCAAAAATATGTAATCAAGAAAGGTGAAAATAAAGGTAAGATAGCTGATGTTAAATGAAGAACTAACTATAATAAATAAAGTCCAAAAATATTTAAAAGAAAATTATCAAAATATTGGAGATGCCATGATTGGTGGAGGTATTGACAATATGGAGAAATACAAGTATATGATGGGACAGGCACATGCCTATTTAAAAATATCACAGGAAATCTCTAACCTGCTAAAACCAAAGGAGCCAAAAAATGATATTGAAAGAGAACACGACCAAACCAACGTTGTCCACTTCGGACCAAAAGACTAAACCTGCACTTCTTGAAAAATACGATGAGATTGATCAAAAAGAAATTGATGGGTATGAACGTTTAAAAACAAAAGAATCAGATAAATTACCTAAACCAACTGGATGGAGATTAGTTGTTCTTCCTTTTAAAATGAAGGAGAAAACTAAAGGTGGATTATATCTTGGACAAGAAACAATAGAACGACAACAAATTGGTTCTACTTGTGGATTAGTTCTTGCTATGGGACCACATTGTTATGACAAAGAAAAATTTCCAGAAGGACCTTGGTGTAAAAAAGGCGATTGGGTAATTTTTGCAAGATATGCTGGATCAAGAATCCAGATAGATGGTGGGGAAGTTAGAATGCTAAATGACGATGAAGTTTTAGCAACCATCGACAATCCCGAAGATATACTTCATCAATATTAACATAGGAGATAACTATGCCTGACGTAGAACAAAGTAAAATGGTAGACATTGATACATCTGGTCCTGGTGCAGACGTTGAATTAGAAAACGAGCAACCAGAAGAAAACACAGAAGTAGAAACAGCTGCTGAAGAAACTTCAACACAAGTTGAAGCAAAAGATACGAAAGAAGAACCAGAGAGTTCTGAAAAGAAAGAAAATGAATTAGAACAATACAGTGAATCTGTACAAAGAAGAATAGCTAAACTAACACATAAATGGAGAGAAGCTGAGAGACAAAAAGATGATGCAGCAGAATTTGCAAGAGCACAAATTAAATTGCGAGAAGCTGCAGAAGCAAAAATCTCTAAGTTAGAACCCGGATACCTGAAGTCTACAGAAGACAGCATTGTATCTGGTCTACAAGCAGCAAAAGCTAAACTTGCAGCAGCTAGAGAAGCAAACGATTTAACTGCTGAGTCAGAAGCTTTAACTGCTATTTCTGAGTTAGGTTATAAAAAAGCTAAACTTGAAGAAACTAAAATAGCTCAAGAAGAGTTTAATTCTGCTAAAGCTAAAGAGGTTAAACCTGAAATAACTTTAAATAGAAGACAAACTGAAGAATCTACACCTGATCCTAAAGCTGAATCATGGGCTAGTAGAAATACGTGGTTTGGTAGAGATACCGCTATGACTTATACTGCCTTTGATATACATAAAAAGCTTACGGAAGAAGAAGGTTATGATCCTCAATCTGATGAATATTATGCAGAAATAGATAAGAGGATTAGACTTGATTTCCCCCACAAATTTGATACAAATAGATCTAATTTAGGGGAAGGAACGACCAAACCCGTACAAACAGTAGCTAGTGCGAAGCGAAGTACAAATACTGGTCGCAAAACCGTGAGACTCACACCGTCTCAAGTCGCAATAGCAAAAAAATTAGGTGTGCCACTTGAAGAATATGCGAAACAATTAAAAATCACGAAGGAGGTATAGCATATGGAAAACGATAACGACAAAAGAACCTCGCGTGCGAGTCAGACTAGAGAAAAAACTTCTAAACCAAAAGTCTGGTCTCCACCATCATCTTTAGATGCACCACCTGCGCCAACAGGTTTTGTACATAGATGGATAAGAACTGAAACACTTGGCTTCCAAGATACAAAAAATGTAGCTGGAAGAATAAGATCAGGATATGAATTAGTTAGATCTGATGAATATCCAGATTCAGATTATCCTCAAGTAGAAGACGGCAAATACGCAGGAGTGATCGGAGTTGGTGGCCTTGTGCTGGCAAGGGTACCGGAAGAGATTGCAAAACAACGCTCTGACTATTACAAACGTCAGGCCCAAGAAAACGTTGAGGCAGTAGATAACGATCTTATGAAGGAACAGCACCCAAGTATGCCTATCAATATTGATAGACAAACTCGTGTAACTTTTGGTGGTACTAAGAAATCCTAATTACAGAATTTCTAAAACCAACAGAGTACACTTGAACTAACTAATGTCTAAGGAGGACAACTACTATGGCTAATAAAGATAGCGCTTTCGGTCTAAGACCGATTGGAAAAGTAGGTCAAAATAGAGACAATGGCGGTTTGAGTGAATATAGTATTGCAGCTAACGATACTTCTACTATCTATTTCAATGACCCAGTTAAAGCAACTGCGGCAGGAACAATAGATGTAGCGGCAGTAGGTAGCGTACTATTAGGTTCACTAAACGGTGTATTCTATACAGACCCTACAACTAAAAAGCCTACGTGGGCAAATCACTATTCGCAAGTTAACGCTACGGATATTGTTGCTTTCGTAAGCGACGACCCATATGAAAGATTCGAAATTCAATCTGATAACACACTTGCGTCTGCGCAAACTGATGTTTTCATGGATTACGATATCATATACACTGCTGGAGATTCAGCTAACTACGTTTCAAAAGTAGAATTAGATGATTCAACTACAAGTGCATCAGATGGTCAATTAAAAGTACTTGGAGTTTCAAAAGATCCAGACAACAATGACTTAGCTTCTGCTAATGTAAATTTTGTTGTTGAAATCAATGAACACTTCTTGAAACAAACAGCCGGAATATAAGGAGTAATGAACTATGGCGATATCTAGAGGACAACTAGTTAAAGAACTAGAACCAGGTTTGAATGCTCTATTCGGCTTGGAATATAAACGTTATGAGAATCAGCATGCTGAGATATACACTACTGAATCTTCAGACAGAGCGTTTGAAGAAGAAGTTATGTTATCAGGTTTTGCTCAAGCACAGACTAAATCGGAAGGTGCTGGCGTGGCTTTTGACAATGCTCAAGAGACTTACACTGCTAGATACACTCACGAGACTGTAGCTTTAGCGTTTTCAATCACTGAAGAAGCGATTGAAGATAACTTGTATGACAGACTTGCTAGTAGATATACTAAAGCATTAGCTAGATCTATGGCGAACACAAAACAAGTTAAAGCAGTGGCTCCGTTGATTAACGGTCTACCAACTAACGATGCTTTCGATTCAGGGGATGGTGTTTCTTTATTTAACACTGCTCACCCAACAATCGCAGGTACTGTTAAAAACACTTTAACAACTCAAGCAGACTTGAATGAAACTTCATTAGAACAATGTTTGATCGACATTGCTGCAATGACAGACGAAAGAGGTCTAAAAATTGCTGCAAGAGGAGTAAAAATGATTGTTCCTTCTGAACTTCAATTCACAGCTGAGAGATTGATGAAGTCTCAAGGTAGAGTTGGAACTGCTGATAATGATATCAACGCAATCGTTTCTATGGGAATGGTTCCTCAAGGTTACAGAGTGAACAACTTCCTAACTGATACAGATGCGTACTACATTATCACTGACGTGCCTAATGGTATGAAATACTTTGATAGAGCATCTATCAAAACTTCTATGGAAGGTGATTTCGATACTGGCAACGTAAGATACAAAGCTAGAGAAAGATACTCATTTGGTGTATCTGACTATAGAGGTATTTTTGCATCACCAGGTGCATAATAATTAGAAATTTTGAGGCGGGACACAATCCCGCCTCATTTACACTGTAGAAAGAAAAAACCATGAATAAATACTTAGTTAAAATATTTACAAAATATCTTCAAACACAGTTTGAATTAGAAAGCGACAGAGAAATAAATACCGTTGACGAGCTACATAAACCTATCATTGACTTTCTAGGAAAATCTGATATAAAATGGGAACAAAATGATCTACAGTATTCAAGCACTGTAAATGATTTTTATATAACCTATGAGGAGGTTACAAATGGCTCAGGACAACATGGTATTGTTCGCCAAGAAACTGAAACTCGAATCTAGATGGAATGAGTTGTTTCTTGAAAACAAAGGACAAATAACGCCAGAAATGTCTGTTCTAGGTGATGAGATCAAAATAGTAATTAGATCAATCATCAGGAAACAGGAAGAAGAAGTCCATACAAATCCACTAGATGGTGAAGTTCATCTTTACGCTGGATAATTAGGACTTATAAATATCTAAAATCAATTATATTGCTTAGGGATATCTTGCACTATTCAATAATTTACTATATAAATTATCTTACTATACAATTAATTAGAACATAGACGCGTATAGTCGACGGCCTAGAGACTATGTTCGGAAACTAGGAGGATAT